CCGTAAGCGGGACGCTGAGCGTATCCGCGACGCGGGCCGTAACCCGGCCCTGCCGCCGAAGGACCAGACCAGCCACGCCACGCGGGTGTCGTGGGAGCAGCACGAGTTCCTCCAGGACGAGGTTGAAGTCCCAGCGTCGGACCCGAAGTGGCACCGTGCCGCACGCCTCTGGTACGAGTCGCTGGCCAAGAGCGGCCAGCACATCTTCTACGAGCCGTCCGACTGGCAGACGGCGTGGCTGCTGGCCGAGTCGATGAGCCGTGACCTGAACCCCCAGTACGTGGGTGTCACCCAAGGTGAGGACTCCCATCCGATCTACGAGCCCATCCCCATGAAGGGCGCCAGCTTGACCGCCTATATCAAGGCCATGTCGGGGCTGCTGGTCACGGAGGGGCAGCGCCGGCAGTTCCGCATCGAAGTCGAGCGACAGCGTGTAAACACGGTCATCGCGCCGACTCTGTACCTGGCGGCTTCACGCGAGGATGCGTTCGCTGAGGAAGCATGAGCGCGGTAGCCGCGCAGCCGACCAGGCTGCCGGACGGGCCGAAGCCTGACCCCGCGTACCGCTTCGAGATTCACCCAATCTGTATCGGTCCCACGTGGAAGCGTGACGAGAACGGACAGTTCATCCAGCCGCAGCACACTGGCGGCTGGCAGGTGCTGAAGTGGATCACCGATAACCTCATCGCACCAAGCGGTGACGGCCCGTTCCGTCCGACCCCGGAGCAGCAGCGGTTCATCCTCTGGTGGTACGCCGTCGATGAGTACGGCGAGTTCCTGTACCGGGAGGGCGTGCTTCAGCGGCTGAAGGGCTGGGGCAAGGACCCCCTGGCTGCCGTGATCTGTGCGGTGGAGTTCGTCGGCCCGTGCCGGTTCGCCGGCTGGGCACGCCGGGACATGCCCGAGCTCGGTGTGCGCCGTGGCGAGCCGGTGTTCGGGGAGTCGGCGGTGGCGTGGGTGCAGGTCGCTGCCGTGACGAAGATGCAGACCGTCACCACCATGTCGCTGCTGCCGACCCTGTTCTCCAAGGATTGCATCGCTGAACACTCGATCACGTTCGGCAAGGAGATTCTGTACGCCCACGGCGGCGGGCGGCGCCTACAGGCTGTGTCCACGAACTGGCGGGCCCTGGAGGGCCACCGGCCGACATTCGCACTCAAGGGTGAGCCGCACCACTGGAACGACAGCAACCAGGGCCACGAGATGGCCGACGTGATCGACCGGAACGTGGCCAAGGCGCCAGGCGGCACGGGCCGGTCGCTGTCCATCTCCAACGCCTACAACCCTGCCGAGGGCTCGGTGATGCAGCGCCGACGCGAGTCATACATGCTCCAGGTTGAAGGCCTCGCCGTCGACACGCAGATTCTGTACGACTCCCTGGAAGCCCCGGACGACATCCGGCTAGAGCCGCCGACCAGGGAGAGGCCCTGGCTGTGGGAGCGGCTCGGCTTACCAGTGCCCACCGACAACGCCACGTTCCAGCGGGAGCGGGACGAGCTGATGGCCGAGTACCTGTCGGCGATCATCGTCGCTATTCGTGGCGACAGCTACTGGCTGCCACCGGAGTCGATCGTGCCTCAGGTGCTGGACCGTAAGCACTCCCCGTCCAAGAGCCTGCGGTTCTGGTTCAACCGGATCGTCGCGCCTGAGGACTCCTGGCTGGACCCGCAGGCGATCCGGCTGGCTGTGGACCAGCGGGCGCAGGAGGCGATACGGGCCAGCGCCGACTACGACGCTGGCTGGTTGGTGGACCCGAATGAGCCGGTCGTGATGTTCTTCGACGGTGGCAAGTCCGACGACTCCACGGCCCTCATGGGCAGCTGTGTAAACAGGGAGTTCGACTTCGTGGTGGGTGTGTGGCAGCGGCCACCGAAGGCTCGCTCCGACAAGAGCTGGACAGCGCCCCGTGGTGAGGTCATGGAGCGCGGACTGGAGGCTGCTGAGCGGATGAACGTCGTCGCGTTCTGGGGCGACCCGTCGCACGCCAAGGACGACGAGGACGACGTTGCCTACTGGGATGGGGTGCTCGACGCTTGGCATCGCAAGCTCCACCTTGGCCTGAACCCGTGGGCTGTGAAGCAGGGCGACCGGGCCCACTCGATCCTGTGGGACATGAGCAACCCTGACCACCAGAACAGCTTTGTGCAGGCGGCGATGACCGTGGTCGCTGAGTTCGAGCACCTGAACGACGTGGAGGAGTTCGACCCGATCATCCGCATCGACGGTCACCCGGCGCTGATGGACCACCTGCGCAACGCCAAGAAGAACCCGAACAGCCGCTACGGCGTGTCGCTGATGAAGGAGGGGCGGGAGTCAGCCCGCAAGATCGACCTGGCCGTGGCGTTGGTCGGCGCCCGTATGCTGAGGCGAGTGGTCCTGAACGCGAAGCAGGAACTAGAAGAACCGATGAAGGCCGGCCGGCTATGGGGCTAGGAGAGACATGCTGCTGCTAGGCAACCCGACGCCGAGCGTCACCGACAAGGCCGGTGTCGTCCAGCGGGTCAAGGACATGTGGCAGCCGTACCTGGCGCAGCGTGAGCTGGTCACCCTCGCAGAAACCTGGTGCGGGACGGACCGCAACGGCGCCGACCTGCCGGTGGCGCAGGGCCTCAATGACAGTGGTAAGCAGCTTCGGCAGAAGTCCGTCGCGCCGTGGCTGGGCCTGGCCGTCACCATCGTGTCGCAGTCGCTGTACGTGGAGGGCCACCGCGATGAAGGCTCCCAGGAGAACAGCTCCACGTGGAACACGGTATGGCAGCCGAACGGCCTGGACGCCAAGCAGCTAGCCATCCACCGGCACGCCGTGCGAGACGGCCACAGCTACCTGACGGTCATGCCCGGCGTGGACACGCTGACGAATACGCCGATGCCGAGGATGCAGGGCCACTCAGCGAAGTCGCTGTACGCCGGCTACGAGGACCCAGCGAACGACGAGTGGCCGGTGTACGCCATGAAGGTGGTGCCGCAACGTCAGGAGGACGGCTCCACCATCTGGCGGGTCGACCTGTACGACGACGAGCGGGTCACCAGGATCACGTTCGACGGCACCGATGGCGAGTTCATGGGGGCGCAGACCCACCCTGCCGGCGTGTGCCCGGTAGTCCGGTTCGCGAACCTGCTGGACCTGGACGGCAACAGTGCCGGCGAGGTCGTGCCGAACATCCCCCTCGCTGCCCGCCTGGACCAGACCACGTTCGACCGGCTCATCGTCCAGAAGGAAGGCGCGCACCGGGTCCGCTGGGCCACCGGCCTAATGAAGCCTCCCACCGAGGAGGAGGTGCGGGCCGAGGCGAACCTGCTGAAGCTGAACGACGTGCTCGTGAACGAGTCTCCGCAGGGCAAGTTCGGCACGTTCGACCCGACCGAGCTCAAGGGCTACATCGAAGCCCACGACGCTGACCTGCGGGACGCGGCAGCGAACCTCCAGATTCCTCCGGACTACTTCCTCGGGCGGGTCAGCAACCTGTCCCCTGAGGCGTTGGCTGCTGCTGAGGGCATGCTGAAGCGTAAGAACCTGGAACGCAAGACGAGCTTCGGCGAGAGCTGGGAGCAGAGCCTGCGCCTGGGCGCGTTCATCATGGGCGACATGGTTGCTGCCACGTCGTGGGCGAGTCAGGTCCGCTGGCGCGACGAGGAGCTGCGTTCGCTGAACCAGGTCGCCGACGCCCTCGGGAAGCTGGCCACGATGGTCGGGCTGCCGTGGCAGATGCTGGTCGAGCGCATCCCTGGCTGGACGGCGCAGGACACGATCATGGCGGCTGACTACATCGACCAGATGAAGGCCGAACAGATGGCCGAGGCCGAGCAGATGGCCCAGATCACGGCGGCTAACCAGCCGCAGCAGGCGAGCGCTGGGGCTGCCTGATGAGCCTCAAGATGCTCCGCGAGGCCTTGTGCCGCAGTGAGGCCCAGGCTGACCAGTGGCCCGAGTCGATCCGCTCGGCGGTAGACGTACTCATCGACATGATCGACAAACACCGGCCGCTTGGCCCGGATGGGAAGCATGGCGAACGGCACACCCCGACCTGCGGGTGCCGACCCTGATGCCGGCTCCGATGGACCCTGCCCTGGAGACCTTGGCGCAGCGGCACCGGGTGGCGCAGCTTCGCAACGCAACGATCGCGGCGTGGCTGATCCGGCGCCGGTGGTTAGCGTCGACGGCTGACGGGAAGCTGCCTGACGGGCTGCTGGCCAGCTTGGTGCAGGCGATCATGACGTACCGGGGCAAGGCTGGCCTGATCGCGGCGCGGTATGGTACCACCGCCCGCCGACTATCCATCGGAGGCGCGCTCCAGACGTTTACACCGCAGGTCGCTGTGCCGGTGGACAAGCTGACCGCCAGCCTCGCCGTCGTTGGCCTCCAGCCCGCTGAGAAGATCATCGAGCGCCTGTCCGGTGCGGAGCCTGACGTGCAGCGCAAACTGCTCACAGACCTGAAGGGCCTATCGGACCCAGTGGCCTACGCCTCCATCCGCCACGTCGCCGACGCCGGCCGAGACACAATCAAGGACATCGCCACCAACCAGGACAGCCAGGCCCTCGGGTGGGTACGGGTCACCCAGCCCCGCTGCTGCTACTTCTGCGCCATGCTGGCCAGCCGGGGGCCGGTCTACGGCGAGGGAAGCTTCGGCAACTCGAACAAGTGGTTCGACGGGGACGGGCCGGCGAAGGTCCACGACTCGTGCAACTGCTCCCTCGCCCTGGTCTACTCGGACCGGGCGTGGCCGTCCCGGTCGGTGAAGCTCCAGGAGGCGTGGGAACCGGGGATGAGTGTAAACGAGTGGCGACAGTTCTACGACAAGCACCTCAGGGATACACTCGCCTAAGACGCCGAGAGGCTCGGCGCCCATCATCGAGAACTGGAGATGCCAGTGTCATTCCCGAAGTTCGAGGATTGGCAGGCCCCCTGGGAGAAGAAGGGTACTGAGTTCAACGCCGAGACGGCGAAGGGGCTCATCTACTCGCTATCCAAGGAGGCCGCTGAGGTCAAAGAGAAGCACGACACGGCTCTGGCCTCGGTCACACAGGAGCGGGACACGCTCAAGACCAAGGTCGAAGAAGCCGAGACCAAGGACCTGAGCGAAGTGGAACGGCTGAAGCGGGAGAACGAACGGCTGAAGGAAACCCAGGCGAAGAAGGGCGAGCCGAACCTCGACCTGACCCGCCTGGAGCTGGCTCTGGAACACGGGCTGACGAAGGCCCAGGCGAAGCGCCTGGTCGGCGGCACCGTGGACGAGCTGACAGCCGACGCGAAGGCATACGCGGAGGAAGTCGGGGCCAGCGGCCAAGGCGCCTCGGGCGGCAAGCCACCCCAGCAGCGGCCGGACGCGAAGGGCCTGCGCTCTGGCCTCGGTGATGACGGTGACACGGAAGGGCTGGACCCCAAGGGGGCCCTACAGCTCCTACCTCCGCGTCGCTGATCCTCTCACCGATAGGTGTCGCCGGCATGGGCGAACCTCACAACTGAAAGGACGGCCACGTGCCGAACACCTACATCAAGGCGGTGAAGTACGCCAACCTCGCGGTCGCAGCCTTGTTCCGCGACACCGTGCTAACCAACACCGTCACCCGTACTGATGGGGCGGCATTCCGTGGCGCCCTCGACGACACGATCACGTTCAAGATGCCCGGCGTCACGGTCGCTCGTGACTACGAGTGGCGTACCCGTGTCAACCCGATCGTGCTCGACAAGATCGGCCGCTCGGTCATCTCGATCAAGCTCGATACCCACACCTACAACGCCATCCCGATCACCGACGAAGAACTGACCCTCGACCTGGAGAACTTCTCCCGCGAGGTGCTCGTACCCCAGTCGGAAGCCCTCGGGAAGCGTCTCGACGGCAAGATCGCGGCGGCGCTGCGTGCAGCCCCGTTCAAGAACACTGCCCTGAACGCCGCTGAGGCGACGGACACGAACCCGTACAAGTGGGCCCTGAAGGCGTCGGCGCTGCTCGACGGCTACGGCACCCCCCGCTCGGGCCGGCAACTCATCGTCGGGTTGAACCCGTGGGTGTGGCTCATGTCCTCTGACCAGCTCGTCAAGATGGACCCGGCGCAGGCCACCACCGCGTACCGGGAGGCCGTGGCCGGCCGGATCGCGAACTTCGACATCCTCACCGCGCCTGAGGTGGGTGTGAACGAAATCTTCGCTGTCCACCCGAGCTGGGCTGTCCTGGCGAACGTCGCACCGGAGAATCCCGAGGGGGCGACGTACTCGGCGCAGGCCAACTACCAGGGGTACGGGGTGCGGGTCCTGAAGGACTACGACCCGAACTTCCTGCGTGACCGTTCCATCCTGTCCACGTTCACCGGCATCTCGACTGTGAAGGACGAGCTCCAGGTGGACGGCAACGGCAACCCGGTGCTCGACGGCAACGGCAACCCGCAGTACACGAACGTTTCTGTCCGTGGTGCTCGGGGAACCTTCACGCCGGCCCCGTGATCCTGCTACAGTAGGTCTCGGCACAGCGGGTTGAGAGCCTAGTTTGCCTCTCACTTACAAGACTCTCCCCCAAGCCCTAGGCAGCCGCCCTGTTCCAGCAGGGCGGCTGTCGCTTTCCCCGGTACGATCGAGACATGGCGCTGCTGACCCTGCGGGAGCTGGAAGTCTGGTCCCGGACTCCGATCACGACCGAGAACGGCGAGTTCGCCAACATGGTCATCGAGGCTGTCAGTCAGCGGGTCCTGTTCGAGTGCGGCAACCCTGTCGGCTGGGATGAGCTGACCACCCCGCCCGTGGTCCGAACCGTCGTCATCGCCGTCGCGTCGCGCACGTTCCGCAACCCCGACAGCATCGTCTCCGAAGGCGGCATCGGCCCCATCGGAGGGGACCGTTACGCGGAAACCCTCGCCAGGGCCTTGTACTTCACCATGTCCGAGCTGGACATCCTGCACAACGCCCCTGGCGCGCTGCCGCTGGACCGCTCCGGTGGGCGACTGTGGGTGCTCGGCGTCGAGCCGGAGGAGGAGCCCAGCCCCATCATCTTCGTGTTCGACACGGCAGGCCCGGCAATGCTGCTGGCCGGCGACAACGCTGGCGCGAACTGGGCCATCCCGTTCATCGACGTGGACAAGGACCCGTTCTACAAGCCGCTGTCGTCGGAGTCTGACTCGGCGAAGGTCGACGTGAACTGATGCGGGGCGACGAGACCATCACGGTCATCCCAGCAGCAGGGCGTGACGAGTACGGGGACCCGTTGCCGGCTGGGCCGGCTGTGACCATCCGAGGCTGCGTCGTCCTGCCGCGTCGTGTAAACAGCCCCGAGCGAGGGATGGTGCTCATTGACGGCTTCGAGGTCTTCGCGGTTGACCCTGCCGAGATGGAGAAGGCACTCCAGGTCACCGCGAGAGACACGATCCGCTGCCGAGGCGACGACTACCAGGTCGAAGGCACCCCTGGCGACTACCGCAAGAGCGGGCGAACCAAGGCCGTACAGATGATCCTCAAGAGAGCAGGCACCTGATGGCCAACCTGGTGCGCTACGTGCCCGATCACAAGTCGTTCGGGCTGTTCATGGTCTCCCCGCAGATCGACCGGCCGGTGATCGAGATAGCCTCCAAAGTGGCACTTGAAGCCGCCAGGCTTACCCCGCTCGGGCCCGGCCCCGTCCACATGAAGCACCAGTACAAGGTGACCCGCAAGACGGTCGCGATCGGCCGGCGCCGCAACCGGCGCAGCGTCGGTGTCGTGTCGAACAGCTCATCCCACGCTGCCGCTGTCGAGTTCGGCAACAGCCACGCCCGTGGCCAGCGTCCCCTCGGGCGGGCTGCCGCGAAGTACGGCGAGTTCAAGGGGAGCCTGGAATGACCCTGCCTGTCGCTGCGCCGCCTGTCGATCGCATCCTGCTGGCCATCCTTGAGCGGGACAAGACCATCCCGGCAGTGAAGACCGGCCTGTTCCTGCCGACCGACCTGAAGGCGAACATGCCGTTCGTCACGGTCACCCCGCTCGGCGGCTCCACGTCCGCCACAGACCTGTCCGGCGCCTTCGACGTGGACATCTATACGGCCACCCGTGGAGGGGCTACAGGTGGCCGCGCCGTGTGCGACATGGTAGAAGCAATCCTCACCCAGCAGCCACTGAAGGCCACTGTCGACGGGCGGGTCCGCGTCCTCGACACCCTGGCCGGTGCCCTGTTCCAAGAGGTGCCGTGGGACGACGAGACGGTACGCCACTACACGGCCACATTCCAGGTCGGGGCCCGGCGCGTCTGACGTATGGTGGTCGGGATGCCGTACACCATGTTCGACTCGATAAGCGCGTCGTCGTTCCCGGCGTCGGGGTTCGACGCCACCGCCGGGTATGTGGCGG